AAATTGATCTTCCAGGGTGACAAGACCCTCACCTCCAACGCTGACCTCAAGTGGATCAACGGTTTCATCAAGGTGTTCAAGACCGATGGTGTCGAGGTGACCGCCTCCGCAGGTGCGACCACCATCCTCGCCAAACTCCGTGAACTCTATGCCGGGATGGATGACTACACCCTTGAGAGGGGCGGCGAGATCTATGTCTCCCCCGCCAATTACCGTGCGTTCCTCCAGGAGTTGGTGACCGCCAATCTTTTCCACTATCCGTCTGCCGAATCCGGCACTTTCCCCAAGGAATTCTTCTTGCCGGGAACGGATGTCAAGGTTGTCATGACTCCCGGTCTTGAGGGTGTCAACAATGTCGCTCTCGCCTCCTTCCCTGACAACCTCCGCTATGGTTGCGACATGGAGAACGACCAGGAGGATGTGGCGGTCAAGTACGACCCCATCAAGGAGCTGTTCTATGTCAAGGCACTCTGGAACTCCGGTGTCCAGGTCGCTTTCCCCGGCAAGGCCTATTGGATGACCATCTAATCAGCCGCGCGGGACTGAACCGATACCAAGGGGTGGGTGGGACTCTCACCCATCCCTTTTTCATTAACCCAAAAATCAGAAAGATATGCCTTGTATTCAAACACTTTCCGGGCTTGCGAGGGATTGCTCATCCAACATGGGTGGCATCCTGGAGGTCTTGATCGCCAACGCTGACGATGTGACGGGCGTGACCCTCTCCGAGGGGATCATCTCCACCATCTCTATGGCCACGACCGCCAAGTTCAAGAGATACACCTTCCCCAAGAACACCGGGTCTCTGACCTCCACCTACAACATTGACCGGGCATCCGGCGTGCAGTATGTCTCCTCCGAGCTTCTCCTGCAGTTCAACCGCATGGAGACGCAGAAGAGGGTGGAGATCACCGCTCTCGCCTTGGGTGATCTTGTCTGCATCGTCAAGGATGCCAACGGCAAATATTGGTATCTTGGCAAGGACGAGCCTGTGAGCGCGTCCGCCTCCGATGGCCAGACGGGAACCGCCAGGGGGGACGCCAACCGCTACACCATCACCCTCCTGGACGAGTCCAAGGAGATGCCCTATGAGGTGGATGCCTCCATCGTCGAAGCCCTTGTCGGCTGATAATACTCTCATACTCATAATTACTCTGATTCAGGCCTCCGATCCCCCAAGATCGGGGGTCTCTTGTTTTACGGATAACGCCAATTCAATATATACCTAAAAAAGACGGATGATCTATTTGAGGAACACCACGGAGCCGCAAGATCTGCTCATCCCCAGGAACGGGACGGGGGCGGTTGAGGGACTCCTGTTCACGGCGGTGAACACCGTGGATCTTGCGAGGAGGATAGACCAGGAGGTCACGGATCAGGCCGTGTCAGACCTCTATGCCAAGGTGTCCGTGTCCCTCCCGGAAGACATCCCGGACGGTGAGTATGAGTACACGCTGTCAGCCGGGGACACGCTGGTCTCCTCCGGTCTCCTGGTTGTCGGGGACTACGCCAAACCGAATGAATACGACAAAGAAATAAGTTATGAGCAGTACGAAACAGAATGACCCCCAAAGGAGTCCGTTCTCCTTCGCCGCCATCGACTCCTACCTGGAGACCAACATCGTCTCCCCTGTCGAGAAGGTTCTCGCCGGGAGGGACATGGTGGAGTGGGGGACTCGCAACGCCTATCCGGACTATCTCCTGGATCTCTACAACAATGTCCCCACATTGCGGTCGATCATCAACGGCAATATCGACTATGTGGCGGGTGACGATGTGACCATCCTGCCTCTCCAGGAGGAGTTCCGGAACCAGGAGATGAACAGGAGGGGTGACACCATCCGGGAGCAGGTCAAGGACATCGCCAAGGACTTCGAGATTTACGGCGGCTTCGCTCTGCAGGTCATCAGGAACCTTGCCGGGGAGGTCGCGGAGGTCTATTATGTGGACATGCGCTATCTCCGGACAAACAAGGAGGGGGATGTGTTCTACTATTCCGAGAAATGGGGGAAGAGCAGCCGGACGGACATGGTTGTCTATCCCGCCTTCATGCCCAGGATCGAGTGGGAGAGACTCTCCGACGAGGAGCGGGACAGGCACGCCTCCTCCATCCTCTTCGTCAAGAATGTCCACACGCAGGTCTATCCCGCTCCGCTGTACGCGGCATCCGTCAAGGCCTGTGAGATCGAGAGGCTGATAGACGAGTTCCACCTCTCCGACATCAACAACCACTTCGTCTCCTCCGCCATCATCAACTTCAACAACGGAGATCCGGGGCAGGAGATGAAGAGCGAGATCGAGAGGGAACTCAACGAGAAATTCACCGGGGCGCAGAACGGCGGCAGGATCATGGTCTCCTGGAATCCCAACAAGGAGTCAGCGACCGACATCGTGGAGTTCAAGGTCGAGGATTTCGGTGAGAGGTACAAGGCCTTGAGCGAGCATTCCCGGACGCAGATCTTCACGGCTTTCCGGGCAATCCCCCTGCTTTTCGGACTGACATCCGAGGCGAACACGGGCTTCTCCACCGAGGAGTTCGAGCAGTCGTTCAAGCTGTACAACAGGACGCAGATCCAGCCCGTCCAGCGGATGATCTGCGACGCTTATGACAAGATATATGGGCAACGTGGTGTCCTCACCATCAGGCCGTTCAGCCTGGAAGGGGACACCGAAGACAACGTGAACTGATATGGCGGAGATACTACTATCAAGCGAGGCGTTCGTGAAGTCGGTGACATCGGCATCCGACAACCTTTCCGGCAAATATATCCTCCCTTCCCTCCGGGAGGCGCAGGAGATCGGTCTCCGTGGCATTCTTGGGGATGACCTTCTCGACAAGCTCAAGGATCTCCGCAAGGCCGGGACTCTGGACACGGAATCCGGTGGTGTCTACAAGACCCTGGTGGATCATTGCCAATATTATCTGGCATACATGACCATCGTCGAGGTCACCAGCAAGGTCTCCTACAAGATAGTCAACTTCGGTGTGACCAAGACCCAGGATGAGAATCTCCAGGTTGCATCCCAGGATGAGATCGCCAAGACGCAATACTACTATCAGTCCAAGGCGGACGCTTGCTGCCTTGACCTGCAGAACTTCCTCCTGGAGCATCGGCAGGACTATCCGGAGCTGACCGAATGCGGATGCCACAAGATCGAGTCCAACCTGCGTTCCGCCGCCTCCTGCGGGATCTTCCTCGGAGGAGCCAAGGGGAAAATATTGCCGAGAAGATGACACTCCTGGAACTCATAAAGACTATGGAGGTGATCGCCTCCAGGCAGCCGTCCGTCAGGATGGTCGTGGAGAATGACATATTCCGTCTCAACGCCAAGGCGGACGCGAGATACGGTGTGTTCGCCTTTGTCCAGGGGCAGCACTCCACCTCCATTGACTCCAATGTGATCACCTACGCCTTCACCCTGTTCTATGTGGACAGGCTGAAGAATGACCGCTCCAACCAGATTGAGATCCAATCCGTGGGAATCCAGACCCTGGACAACATCATCCGGAGGCTGGATGACCTGGGGATCTACGCGGAGACCTCATACACATTCCAGGTGTTCAACCAGAGATTCACCGATGAGTGCGCCGGGGTCTTCTGCAACGTGAGCCTTTCCGTCCCGGTCAGCTCGCTTTGCCCGGAGGAGTTCGAGATAGACAACAACGTAATAATTTACTGACATGGGAGAGTTATGGATAGCGTTGACCGGGTTGTTCTCCACCATCGTGTCCGGATTCGCCAGCTGGTTTTTCACAAAGAAAAAATACAACGCGGAGGTTGACAACAACCTCATCAGCAACATGCAGGACTCACTGGAGTTCTACAAGGCTCTGGCGGATGACAACAAGAGGCGGCTTGATGAGGTGCTGAACGAGAACGCAGACCTCCGGAAAGAGGTGTCGGAATTACGGGAGCAGGTGTCCAAGCTGACATCCGCTCTCGCTGATTATGGTCTTCAAAAATTAATCGAGAATGGAAAGTAAATTCTACGCTTTCGCCGTGGCCTGCGTGGCCATCCTCGCCGTGATTGGCGGCACGGCTTATCTCTTCTACGACGGCCACATCCTCTTCGGTGTGACGAACATCCTCCTCGCCTGTATGGCCTATCCCTATGTGGCGGGGGTGGTCAGACGCTTGTGGGATGAGAGTGCTGATTGACGCGGGACACGGGATTGACACGCCGGGCAAGAGATCCCCGGACGGGTCATTCCTGGAATACCTGTGGAACAGGCAGGTGGCGGATCTTGTCCTCGCCAGGATGAGAGCCGCCGGGATGGACGCTGACCTGGTGGTCACCGAGACGAATGACATCCCGCTCCGGACAAGGGCGATGCGGGTCAACAGGGTGTGCGACCGCCTTGGGGCGGGCAATGTCATCCTCATCTCCATCCACGCTAACGCCGCCGGGAACGGGAAGTCCTGGATGACCGCCACCGGATGGGAGTGCCACACCTCTCCGGGCGGGACATCATCAGACAAGCTGGCGGAGTGTCTCTACGACTCGTTCTCCAAGGCGTTCCCGGAGAAACGAATGAGGAGGGACATGACCGATGGGGATTCCGACAAGGAGTCCAATTTCTACATCCTCACCAAGACCAGGTGTCCAGCGGTACTCCTGGAGAATTTCTTCTACGACAACCGGGAGGAGTGCGCCTGGCTGCAGACAAGGTTGACCAAGGACAGGATCGCCGCCGCGATCGTGGCTGGTGTCCAAGAATATCTGGGGAAATGAGGGAATTCATCAAGTCTTTTCTCGGCATCGTGCTTGTCGTGGCGGTGTCATTCCTTATCGGGTGCAGATATGGCCGCAGGACGGCCAGAATGCCCGTCAGATTGAGTGTTATCAACGACACGGTACAAGTCACCAAGACCGACACGATATGGCGGGAGAAGCCCGTTTTCGTGGCATCCTCGGTCATCCGGCATGACACGGTGAGACTCGCCACCCTGGAGAGGGACACCGTGTCCGTGGATGTCCCGATCGAGCGGAGGGTCTATGAGGAGGACAGCCTCTACCGGGCTGTGGTCTCCGGATGGCATCCTTCCCTGGACACCCTCATGGTCTTCCCCAAGACAACGACCATCACCATCAGGGAGAAAGTCCCCGTCCCTGACCGGAGGAGATGGGGAATCGGCATCCAGGCCGGAGCCGGAGCGACCAGGAACGGCCTCGCCCCTTACGTCGGTGTGGGCGTGTCATACAGCCTCCTTTCCTGGTAGTTACAAGGGGAGTCAAGTCTATATTTTAAGGAAAAGAATCAAATGAGCAACTACAATTCTCTCAAAACGACCATCAATGCCAACATCAAGACCAACGGAAATCAGGAGATCTCCGGATCAGTCCTCAATTCCGTCTTGAATGCGATGGTGAACAACCTGGGCGCGGGGTTTCAATATGGCGGGGTCGCGACACCGGCGTTGAATCCCGGAACTCCCGATTTTAACATATTCTGGTTCGCCACGGGGGGACAATACCCCAATATGGGGGGAGTGTCGGTGGATGATGGCGACATCGCCGTCATCACATGGAACGGAAGTTGGTCGAAAGTCTCAATCGCAGCGGCCTTAAATAGCCGAATTGATGGGATGGGGAAAATTGTGAATTATATCGACGTTCAAACAGGATATACTTACGACGATTCCGTGGGTAGTAAAATTTCCTATTCCGGTCGAAGTTGTACCGAGAAAGTCCCGTATATATCGTCAAACGTAGTTACAAATTTTTTCTTCCCGCGTGCCTACGGTCACGAGGCGTTATTTTGGAGCGGCGACACATATTTGGGATATTCGTACAATTCCGTGGCGGTCGTTGAAAATTGGGTCGCTACTGATAGAACGTTGCCTATAACACATATCGCGTTTAGTTGGTCGACCGAGTTGGCTTTCCCGTTTTACTACGCCCCGAAATTATTAACCGAGTGGAACAGGATAGTATTTGCTGAAGATTACGGTTTCTCGAACGGTAATTCGGGGTCTCAAAACGCGACGATTCTAAATAATATTCTTTCCGGTGGAAATAAAACAGTTATTATAATGAAGCCGGGGGCGTATGACATTGCGGACACGATTTTAATTGAGAACGACACGGAACTTATATGCGGTAAGGGTGTAATTCTGAGAAAATCCAATAATTTCGTGAATTTCATTAGAAACAAGGGGGCGGAAACACGTCAAGAGAATCAAAATATAGTATTGAGGGGGGTTCGTTTGTCGGTGAACGGCAAAACGGCGATGCATACAGAATCGTCATCGCTTTATGGGTTAAGGGGGGAATTGGCGTTTTTGGGTGTAAAAAATTTGAACATCGAAGATTATAAGGTGTTAGACTTGGAGGATGCTAACTACGGCATAATGTTGAATGATTGCTCTAATGTCCGGATAACAAATTTTAAGATAAGCGGGAAAAAGGATGCTATTCACATAAGCAAGACACGACAATTTTATATTGCGAACGGCGAGATTTCCACGAGTGATGATGCTATCGCGCTAAATGCGTGTGACTGGATTTCGTCTAATTGTGTTTGTGGTTCAATCTCGCAAGGCTTGATTGAAAACGTGACGGATTTGCCTTACGAAAATCAATCCGGTTTTTTCTGTCGTCTTCTTGTGGGTGCGTGGGTTAATTGGAGTATGGGAATGACGATAAAGCGGGG